CACGGAAGGGCACGCCCAGTCAATGGCACACAGCGCAGGAGCACCCGCGGTCCTGCTGAACAGCGCGCAAGACCAGGAAGAGCAGGATCAAATGCTTCCGGTCGGGCTGGACTCGCACCGCTACCGCTGCTGCGGGAACGGAGTGGTCGCTCCCGTTGCCGAATGGATCGGCAGGAGAATCGTAGAAGTAGACCGCCGCTGGCGGGAAGGGGAGGGAAAGTGAGCAGGCAGTACGAGTTCGTAAAAGCGGAGCAGCGGAGCCCGGAGTGGCACGCGCTCCGAAAGGATGGGATCACGGCCACGGACGCCTCGGTCATTGCGGGGCACTCGCCCTACAAGACGCCGTACCGCCTCTGGGCGGAGAAACTCGGCTACGTCGAGTCAGCCCCAGTCGGAGCAGCGGCGCACCGCGGCATCCTGCTGGAGCAGGCGGTGGCGGATTACTACGAAGCGGAGACCGGGCGGAAGTTGAAGCGCTCCAACGGGATTGTCCGACTCAAAGAGTTCCCCTGGGCGATGGCCAGCCTGGACCGGACGATCGTCGGAGAGACCGGGCTCGTTGAAATCAAAACGAGCACGAGCCCCCGCTGGACCCTTCACCCGGTCCCGCCGGAAGTTGAAGCCCAAGTGCAATGGCAAATGTTCGTCACGGGAGCGCCCTGGGTCGACATCGCCGTCTTGCTCGGCGGGCTCGTTTTCAGGATTGAGCGCGTCAAAGCGGACACGGACTACCAGGGGACGCTTTATCAGAAAGCGCTGGAGTTCAGGAAGATGCTCAAAGAGTGCACGCCCCCACCGGCGCAGGGGGAAGACAGCGACGCGCTCGCAGCGGTGAACCCGCAACGCAACGAAGACATCGAAGTCGCAACGGCCAGCCTGGACCGGGTCGCACGGCTTTACGAGGAGCACCTCTACGAGTCGAAACTGCTCGACCAGACGCTGCAGAACCTAGCGGTGGCGCTGAAGGAAGCGATCGGGGAAAAGCAGGGGATCGCAGGGACCGGCTGGATCGCCACCTGGCGCCAAAATAAGCCCAGCACCAAAACGGACTGGGAGAAAGTCGCGGAGACCATCGGAGCGATCGCGCCCGAGACTTACGCGGAAGCGGTTAAGCGCCTCACCCAAGAAAAAGCAGGCGCGCGAGTGTTCAAGTTCAAGGGAGGAACAGGAGAATGACTATAAACATCGCAACGGCGCTGGCCGCGCCATTTGACGCGAAGGACCTCAAGCAGCGCCCAGGGCGCGGAGGGCTGACCTTCACCTACGCGGACGCACGGGCGGTCGCGCAGCGGCTCGATGACACCCTCGGGATCACGGGCTGGAAGTTCAACGTTCGGGTCGCGGACCCGGCGCGCTGCGTCGTCCACGGCACGCTCACCATTCAAGTCGAGGGCCAGGAGACCACGAGGGAAGACTTCGGGTACCCGAACAGCGCCCAAGACGATGAACCGCTCAAGAGCGCAGCATCGGACGCGCTCCGCCGCTGCGCCGCGCAACTGGGCGTCGGCAGAAGCCTCTACAGCCCCGAGAAAGGGCACGGGAGCATCCAAGTGCCACCCCAGCGCCCAGCGCCCGCCAGAAGCCCGCAAATCGCCCCTGTAGGGGATTCCAGCACGGGCTCAGACGATGAGCGGCTCGCACGGGCGGCAATGGCATTTGTGGCGGACCTCAACGAAGGGGCCTGCAGCCACGGAACGCCTTGGACCTTGAAGCCGGGCGGGATCGCCAAAGGAAGCGGTAAGCCCTACGCGCCGTTTTTCGCTGCAAGCCACAAAGCCCCAGACGGCTCCTGGTGCAGGGATAAGCCCAGCGCAGGCTGGGTAGCGGCCCAGAAGCCGGTCGAGGAAAAGCCGCGCCTGGTTCCAGAAGACAATCTGGAAGAGTTGCCGTTCTAGATCAACGCCTGGGGAGGCGGCGAATGTGTGCCGCCGCCTCCCCGCCAAAAAGAGAGAGGGGGAAAACAAATGGGACTCTGGATCAAGTGGGACGCCAATGCCCACAAAGACGCAACCATCGCCAGCCTCACGGACACGCAACGCTGGGCGTTCATCGTGACGCTTTCAGAAGCGAAACAAATGCGCAACGGGGGCACCTTTGAATCGCGCCGCCACTTGGCCGCGGTGCTCGGGACCAGGCTCGCCAGAGCGGTACCACCGCTCATTGCCAAGCGCCTGCTAACGGAGGATCAAGCCGGCGTCGTCGCCGTCTCGAACTGGAGTCGATGGCAAGTCGACCCGACGTCAACTCAGCGGACGCAATCCTGGCGAGCACGGAACGGGGGGCTGGGACAGTTCGGGGACGCTGTAGAGCAGAGCAGAGCAGAGAGAGAGAAGAGAGAGAATCTTACTAAAGCGCGAACGATGCAAAGCGCAGGCGAAATCTTGATGGGGAGGAAGCGATGAGGGTCACACTTTCAGACGCTGAACTTCAACAGGCCAGAGAGCGCGGACAGCGACTCAAGGAAGCGAATGCCCACACGAAGGACACGCCTGCCTACAGCGACCAGAGTAAAAAGATCTACAGGGACGAAGCGGACGCGGGATTCGTGATGTCGGTCGCGGAATGCGCAGTTGCTAAAGCGACGGACCGGGAATGGCACGCGAAAGTCTGGCCAGCCTCGGAGCACCACCTCCACAAGGATGAACCGGACGTCGGACGGAACATCGAAGTGCGCCACGTCACGCAGCCATCGGGCGGGCTCGTCGTTCGGCGGAAGGACCTCGGGAAGGGAAAGGTTCTCTTCCTCGCCTACCCCGATCCAGCGACGGACTACCGCGAAGTTGAAGTCATCGGCTGGCTCACCGCGGAAGACGCCTGGGAGCAGGGGAAAGACGTCGGAGACTACCGGCGAGTTCCACAGTTTCAACTGACGGAACTCCCGTGAGCAGGAGCGTCGCGTTCCTCGGGCCACAGGGAAGCGGGAAGAGCACAATCGGGGCGCTCTTCGTTGAGCACCGCGGCTACCAGCAACACGGGATTGCTGACGCGATCAAACACATCGCAGGGATGGCGTACCCGGACCTGACGAAGACGGAGACCATTGTGCTCGATCGCTACAGCGGCCAGACGGTGATCACAGGGCGGGAACTCCTGCAGGACATCGGCGCCGCGCTGCGATCGGTTGATCCAAAGTTCTGGCTGCGCGTTTGGCGCAGGGATTACTTTGAAATCCAGCGACACGGCTACGGCGTCGTGATCGATGACGTCAGGCTCGACGCGGAAGTCGCCTACCTTCGGGCCGTTGACCCGGCGATCTACATCGTCGGACTGCACGCGGACGAAGCGACACGGAGCACGAGACTCGGAGGGCCACTCAAGGGGACCAGCGACGTCACGGAGAGGGGCTGGACTAAAGCGGGGCTCGACCTTATCCTCGACACATCGGGGATGACCCCCGAGGAAGCCTACAGGCGGATCACGGATGGGATGGAGGAAGCCGGATGAGTGAACAGAAGCCCAAGACATACGCGGAAGCGATGAAGGAACGCTTCCCGCACCTGACGATTGAACAAGTGCTCGAGCGCGCAATCCAAGACAGGAAAGTGCGCGAAGAGATCAACAGAGAGGAAGGGCTCAACGAAGAGCAGGGGGAGGAAGCGTGAACTTCAACGAACTCCAAGTCAAAGCGGAGCAACTCGGCTACAGGCTTGACGCGCTGCTCGCAACGACAGACGGATACGTCGTCGTGCTTGAAGACTCGATGGGCGCAACGCTGGAGTTCAGCGCGCCAACAGCCAACGCAGCCGTCGACCGCGCCAACGAAGCGCTGGCCAGAAGCCTGGGGAGTCAAGCCGGTGACCTTTGAATTCATCGGGCTCTTGATCGCGGCAGCGCACCTGACGCTCGCCTTCCTTGTCGCCGCCACGCTGCCAGAAGCGAAGCGCAGGGGCACCGCGGCAGCGGGTACCATTTACATCGCGGTGGCAATCGCCACCGTCGTGTGGATTACCAGGAGCATCCAGTGAAAAGAATCGAACGCGCCGCGCCTTTCCTTGACGAACGGGTCGTCCTCGTGCAAGAGGGAGCGGACGCGTGGGCAGAGGAACCGGGCGCAACCGGACGCCCGTGGGCGAACTTGAGCATCCGATACGCGGACGCGATCGCGCCAGAGGGCTGGTTCTTTCTCTACGAGAGCATCGGGAGCAGGAAGACGATTGCGGACTGCATCAAAAACGGAGCGCTTGAAATCGAGTCGGCGCGCTTCACCCTGAGCGACGGCGGAGGGGCCCTGCTTGCCAGAGTTGTGCCAGACTGATGGGGAAGATGAAAGACGAAGCGATCAGGCTCGGCATTGACCCCGCTAAGAGCAGGCGCGGGAAAAACGCGCGCAACAGGGGGAACGCCTACGAGCGCGAAGTCGCAGCGCTGCTCAACGGCACTCGAGTGGGCTGGGCAGGCGGCCCCACAGACGTCTCGACCGGCGTCTACGACATCCAATGCAAAGTCGGGGGTTCCTACCCCGAGCGGATCGACGGCTGGCTGCGAAAAGTTCCATTCCGATACGAGAAACTCCGCGCCGTCGTGCTCGGGGACTCGCCAGGACCGGGAACGAAGCGACGTAGCCTGATCGCGTTTGACCTTGAAGAGTTTGCGGACTTCTTCGCGGAGACTCAGCCCGAATGATCGCCGCGCTGCTAGCCATCGCGCTCGCAGCGAATACAGGGGCTCCAGTGGTCACGGAACACGGCATCCCCCAGCGGGGCGTCGCCTCCTGGTACGACGCCACCCGCAACAACGCCTGGTACACCCGAGGGGGAACGCGCTACTACGCCGCCGTCGGCACCTTCCGCTGGGGCGACGATCCATACGCGATCAAGATCTGCAGGAAGGATCAACCGCGCACCTGCGTCATCGCCATCGTTGTCGATTACTGCGGGCGCTGCGCCAGGGACCTCAAGCGCCCCTGGGATAAGCGCAGCCGGAGCGTTGACCTTTCACCCGCCGCCTTCGCTGCGCTGCGGGGCTTGAAGTTTGGCGTGGTTCAGGTCATAATCACGGAACTGACCAGAGGGAAATAGTCAAGCGCACCGCGGGAATAACCCGCACCGGGGAGGGAACACGTGCCAACATTGCGATCAATACGCGGCGGCTGGATGCGAGTCGTGGCAAAGCAGGCCTTCCCGTTCAAGGGCCCACGCGGAAGGATTGAAGCGCTGGCGGACGCGCTCGAAATAAGCCGCCGGAGTTGCTACGCCTACGTCGGGGAAGAGCGCCGCGTCCCAGAGGAAATAGAGCAGCGTTTCATCGCGCTCTTCGGACCGGTGGCGGAAGACGGCTGGCGGATGGTTGACGTGAAGCACACACGGAGCAGGAAGCCAAAGCCACCAAAGGGGAAGCCAGGGCAGACAAAGGAAATCGCCAAAGCCAGGAAAGATGGCTGGCGCTCCGCGGCGATCAACGCGAGCACGATCCTCGCCCAAGACGTCCTCGGGCACTTCATCCGGTGGGAGCAGAACCCGCTGACGATCGGGCAGTTGGCAATGCTGGAAGACGGGCTCGATGAGCAGGAAGCGCTCGCCAAGTACCCCAAGAAT